GAAAGAGCACACCAAGCTTTTCGTAGAGAGAACGCTTCTATGATTATTAAAAGCACCAACAAGGTAGCGATGACTATTACATTCCTTGATGGCGAAACTAAAACAGCTGATAGCTTTATCAACTTTGAGAAAATAGTTGAAGCTTTTAATTCATCATACAACAAACGCAAGCGTAAATATATCAATACTTACCTTGCCAAGTTCAAGAAGAAACAAGTTTCTAACTTTCACATGGCTACTAATAAGCTAGGTGACTTTATGCCACAGAAATAATGTGGGAGTATATAATAATGGGCATAGTGGTATTATACTGCTATGCTCTTTATAACTTTTTCAAAAATGGGGAAGACAGTTAAAGACAGAGTATACAATATACTCTTAAATGACACGGATAACAAATACCGTGATGACGATCAACGATTAGTTGCTCGAATAATATGGGAATGTTTAGAAAATAAAGATATGTCTGCACAGCAAATGCTGCACAATATGTTTATTGCTAAAATATATCCCAAACCCAAATCAATAGAACGCTGTTCACGTGCATTGCAAAATGAATATCCTGGACTGCGTGGTAAAAAATGGGTGGACAGACAAGTTAAGTCTGAAGAAATAAGAACTAATATTACTAAAGCATTTGAATTATGACTGAAAGAGAAATTACATTAGAAACAATTAATTCAGTTTTTTTTGAAATTATGAATAGACTAAAAAGGATTTGTGTAACAGAGTTTGGCAAACCATCAGATGTAATAGACAGGAATGGTAACCCAATAACACTAAAGCGATCCTGGGCTCAAGAAGAATTAAAAGAACTTTATAATATATACAATCCACAGGAATGTATTAATGGTAGAGATACGCAAGGTAATCCTAAATGGTTTGCTGGTCCTACAGATTTAAGTCCACTAGATAATGACGAACTAAATACTTTATATGCATTGTTATTAATGTTTAAAGTAACATTTAATTCAAAAATTAAAATATGGGAAGCATGAAAAATAGAAGCTTAATAGATGATGGCTTAGACGCCATACACGATCTTAATTACATTAAGAAATACATAGACGATAGACTAAAAGAACTTCGTGAAGAAGTATCTAAATACACATCAGACGTCTATGATGAAACAGTAATAGCAAGGTTAGACGAACTAACCAAGCTACAATATAAAATTAATAACCTATAAATAACTAATAATTATGAGTATAGTTTGGATGAGTGCAGCTAGCGCTGCTGGTTTCTACTTGATTTTACGCAAGGTAATGTCAAGACAAACGTTTTTGAAAACAAACGTATTGTGGGACGTTCTATTAACACTTGGACTACCACTATTATTCCTGGGCACGTTCTCAGGTATGATCACAGCCATATTAACAGGGCTGATTTTTACTATTGGCACATCGCTAATGAGAAAATACAATATCTAATATTAAAATAATAAAACTATGTCAAATTTAATTAAAGGTAAATTTCAATCATTTACAAACAACGGAAAAACTAAAATTAACTGTTTGGTTTCTATCAATGAATTACAACGTATTGCTGCAGACAGCGGCTACGTTGCATTTACTATCATCCCACAAGATGATAAGTTCTTAGAAAACAAAGAACACATTAAAAAGTATGGTAATCATTATGCAATTAAAAACACTCAGTATAACATTAAACTTGGATACGCTCTTAAAAAAGCTCAAGAGTTGGCTGAAGCAACTATTATGGAGCCTGAGATTGCTGAGAAAGAAGCTGAAAGCCTTTTGTCAGAAGAAGAATTAGATAACTTATACAACAATTACTAATGCACGAGTTATTTGATATATGTGTTGACATCCTGTATTGGATTGCAGGTGTCACAGGTTGGACATACAAAGAAGCAAACATTTGGATCTTTGTAATTATACATCCAGCACTAACACTTTGTGTGTTTTGGTATGCTGTTAGAATGAGAACTAAATATTTAATAAATAAAAATAGATAAATGAGAATAACAGGTAGCGAGCGCTACGATAAAATCGTAAGCGTAATCAAAAGTTGTAAAACAATAGAGCAACTAAATGATGCTAAAAATATGGTTGAAACACACCTACAAGCAACAGAAAACATGAATGAATATATGTTTTTGATGAACCATTTGTTTAATAGAGAAATGATACTAGATAATGAAAGAAAAGATAATAAGTAAACTACTTCGTCTGATCAACAAGGTTGAAAAAATAGACGAAGATAGAATAAAATACAATAGTGAATACTTTGCTATCACATTGAAATACAGATATAATAAACTAATAGAAAAACTTAAAATAAAATAATTATGGGATTAGATCACGGATTGCTTGCCTACAAAGGCAAAAACAGAAAAAAGATAGATTTTAAATATAATCCATCAGAAGAAATAGACATTGTTGTTTGGCGTAAACATCCATACCTGCATGGCTGGTTTGATGATTTGTATGCAAAGAAAGGCGGTGATGCTTATAATGGTGACAGTTTTGGTGGATTCAATTCTGTACATAAATTACAAGTAACACACGAAGATTTACTTGATCTACAAACCAGAGTGTTAACAGGCACATTAAAACCCAGAGAAGGATTCTTTTGGGGTAATGATTCCTGCGAATTTTACAAAAAACTAGATTTACAAGCTATTGATGAAGCTATGAACTACATCAAAGATGGCTATAAAATCAAATACTGGGCGTGGTGGTAGTATATCCTGGCACATACGAAACAGACAATGTACATATTGAATATGAATTAACTATTGATGGTGGTAGTTGGATAGACCAGCCATACTCATCAGTAGAAATTAAAAATATGAAATATGAAGGTGTTGACGTACACGATTTACTATATAATATAGCAAACGATTGGTACGAAAATGTTAAAGAAACAATAGAAGAATATCATAAAGATCAACTATGATAATAAAACCTGAATTATTGCAGCATCCCCACATTCCAAAAGCTTTACACGGTCTTGCCCCAAGAGTAATCAAGGGGCAGGATTGGTGGGATGCAAAAAGACAAGAAGCATATGCGTCTACCAACTATCATTGTGCAGCCTGTGGTGTACACAAATCACAGGCAAAAGAACATCAATGGCTAGAAGCACACGAAGATTATGAAATAGATTTTATCAAGGGTAGTGTAACCATTAATGAAATTGTTCCTCTTTGTCACTATTGTCATAACTTTATACACTCTGGTAGATTATGGGTGGTTAATAAAGATGACAATCCAGATAAAATTAAAAGAGTATTAGAACATGGCATAAAAATATGTGAAGACAATTTTCTTGACATCTATTATTTTACATCACTTTTAGCTGAAAGATATGATGTAAAACATTATTGTGGTATCTTATTGCATGATGAAACAAACTTTGCCAAATGGCATGAATGGCATCTTATATTAGAAGGTGAAAAATATTATTCAAAATTTAAAGATTTTGAAGAATGGCAAACACATTATAACAATTAATATGAAAGTAATACAATTAAATGTAAACTGCTCTGAATCCGTGAATACGGGTAACTTCGAATCAGTTAAATGGAACTATGGTGTTACCATAGAATTAGAAGAAGGTGATAACTATGAGTCTGTCAAGCAGGAGTGGATAAACGAATGCGCTAAGACTATAAATAAGTTATCCAAACACACTCGTGGGTTAAAAAAGCTTGAGGCTATAGCTGTCAAAGGCAACCCACAAGTGAACACGTCAATAGAAATAATAGAAAAATAATGACAGTTAAGGAAATCTTATCTGCCTCTCAGTTAGACTGGGAGGTGGAAAAGGTTCCATTAGTCCACGAATCAAACAATAGTATGTTTATGGATAGTGGATACTATGGAATCAGAAGAAAAGATAATCAGGAAATACTTGGTGTTTGTACCAAACAATACCAAGAAACACAAAACGAGCAAATGATAGAGCGTGCAATGCAAATTGCAGATCAAGTTAACTTTGATTACAAGTTTAGTAAAGCATTTGCAGTTAATGGTGGTAGAAAAATATTTGCAGAATTTGAGGTTCCAACAACACGTATAGCAGAATCTACTGGCTATAAAAAATATATATATGTTGTAGACTCAAATGACGGCAGTATTGGACTATCATATGGTATATCTAATACGGTATTGTCCTGTGCAAATCAGTTGTATTTATTTGCCAGTAAAGGTAATACAGTAAAACATACTAAAAACATCAACATAAATGCTGATGAAATAGCTGGTAGATTGCATGAAAAACTTATGGATTTTGATCGAGCAATAGATTATTCTAAAAATAGATCTATAGATGATAGTACAGTTCGAGAACTGGTAAGACGAGTAATGAAGCTACCTGTCTATATACACAGCGAAGAATATAATGATGACAAAATTGTTTCTAAAAAAACAAAAAATAAAGTAGACAAGCTACTAGATTGTATTGCAAAAGAAACAACTGAAAAAGGTGACACAGGCTGGGGTTTACTCAATGGTGTCACTTACTATACTAATCATGTTCTGCAAAATAAAGAACGTGATCCACACGGTATAGAAAAATTACTTTTTAGTAATGCTAATAAAATTAATAAAATAGCATGGGATTATGTCAATAGTAACTTATGATACAGTTAAAATGGTGGATTCACCAATAATAAAAAAGATGAGGTATTACGGCAAGCATTTGCCTGTACCCACAAATACAGATTGTGATTTGATGATAATAGATCATTGTTTACAAAGGGGGGTACGAGTCGTACCTTTGCCAGTTGATGTTCAAAGAAACAGATTATCTTGGATGGGTTTCCAAAAAGAAACATACTATCCAGAATCGATGTTTAAATGGACATCTGAAACCGTAGATGTTCCAGAATTTTGGGCTTTATGTTTCAAATATTTTGAACAAATGCAAAATTTGTTTACAGTTAATTTTGCAGAAAAATTAGATCAAGCAAGTAGTTCAAATTTAAAAAACTTTTTTATCAATGCTGCATCCTGTAGACCACTATGTTTTGAAAAATATGCTTTTGTATTTGGTATAGCGCATTCTGATCCTACAAAAATCAGCTACATGACTTTTCCAAAATTATCCAGTATATGTACACATCAAAAAGAATTGATAAATTACATAGATAACGATAATTTTATGACTGAAATATGTAATGTAGAATTGCGTAAACGATTATGTATGATGGCTTCACCATATAAACTGTTTGAACTTCATGGTTTTAATATTAGAAATAATGAAGTAGAACAGTTTGCTGGTATTCTTAACATGCAAAATATTGCAGAGTCTTACTATATAGAAATAGAAGATGATGTAAAATTCTATATGAATGAGTCTTCCTATAGTGATGAATGGGAAGGTAATGGTGGTAGCTATACAGGCACCTTGGGTGCTGGTTGTATGCGCTATGATAGGTCACAACCATTCCTTGATATTTATCAAGATAATGAACATTGCAAAATACTTGTAATGAAAGATCAAGATGGTGGCATTGTTGCACGCGCTTTGCTTTGGCAGAATGTAAACGTACATCGTAGAGTTAGAACCATTAATATAATGGATCGTGTTTATACTTTACGTAATGCTTACGAACCACTTATGATTAAGTGGGCAAGAGACAATGGCTATCACTATAAGAAACAGCAGTCATACAATTCTGCTACTCTTATCAACCCAACCACAGGCAAAGAAATGCGTGGACAAGTTCGTATTCCTATTGAATGGGATGATTATCAAAAACTACCATACATAGATACATATTGTCACATATATCCTGAATTAGGATTTATGAGTAACTCATCAAGAGTCAGACCAGAATCAGGTAGTACAGCAAGATATATTGCTAGACATACTGATGGGTATTTTCAAACAACAAATAATTATGCATAATATGGAATTATCACCAATGCAGAAAGAAACTGCAATAGACAACCTTGAACAAACTTTATCAATACAAAGTTATTCAGGTGAAGAAGGTAAGATGATAGGTTATATCATCAACTATCTTAAACAAAATGAAGATTACGAAAATCTTACAGTCACTACAAAGACTGAATCTAATGGTATTAATTTGTATATAACCAAAGGTAAGTCAAACGCTTATCCATGTGTTGTTGCACATACAGATACTGTACATCAAATCATTGACAACTTTAAAGTTTGTGCAATTGATGGCAAGTTTTATGGTATGGATACTAAAAAGATGCAAATGGCAGGTGTAGGCGGTGACGACAAAGTTGGCGTTTGGGCTGCGCTTGAGTGTATATCTAAGTTTGACAATATTAAAGCAGCGTTCTTTCATTCAGAAGAACAGGGTTGTGTTGGTTCAAGTGCTGCGTCAAAAGATTTCTTCAATGATGTAGCATACATACTGCAAACAGACAGAAGAGGTAACAAAGATTTTGTTACAGAAATCAATGGCACCACTTTAATGTCAAAAAAATTCAAAAAAGCTGTTAGACCATTGTTGGATCAACATGGCTTTGAATTTTGCGACAGAGGTGGCTTGACAGATGTAAAAGCTCTTAAGCCTAAATGTAATGTATCTGTAACTAATATTTCAAGTGGTTATTATCAGCCACATTCAGATGAAGAATACGTAGTCGTATCAGACGCCTTGAATACATTGTCTTTGATGATGAATATCATTGATAAACTTGGCGAAAAGAAGTATCCGCACAAGTATGAACAACCAGTTTATACATATTCATATGACGACTGGTATGGATCATATAGAGGAAGACAGACATCGCTTTTTCAAGAAAGCGTCAACAGTATCGCAAACGTTGGCGCAAATAAATCTTATTGTTTAACATGTTTTAGTGATGACGATGAGATGGTACAGTGCGGACAACATCGAGTGTGCATAGCTTGTAATACAGACTGGCATACAAACTTGTTGAAAGACAATTGGGGTTATCTTTATCCAATTTATATTGATTCAGATGTTGTAGGTGTTTTTAACGCTGAAGTAAATGAAGTTTCCTCAATTGAAGCAGTAATCGCAGATTACAACGCTACAAAAAGTGAACCATATTGGAATCCAGGTACCGAAAATTTACTATCTTCGGTGGCCCCATTCTAAAAACTATATAATGCATGATGAATTAATTAAGTATGAGCTTGAGATAAAACTATTGTCTAAGCTATTCATGTATCCTGAATTATATTATGAACATGCTGAAAAACTAAATGCTAATATGTTTGATAATGCGTTTCACAAACGTATATTTGAAAAGTTTTTGGTTATGCAATCTGAGCAAAAGGATATAGATTTATTATCTATGTCCAAAGCTCTAGGTTGTAACCATGAAGAAAACATTCAATTATCAAATATATACACGGCACCTAGTGAATTTATTTCAGTTAAGTCAGCAATAGATTCGTTACATGAACAAAGTCGTAGACGCACAATGCAGTCTATGATACAGGAAACACAAAACAAATTCCTGAACGGTGAAACTACAGATGATATTATAGCATTCATAAACAAGATGAACGCTAAAATGATGGTAGTTCAAGATTCTGATGTTGCAGATATTAGAACACAAATGAAAGACTTTCTAAAAGATATTGATAAAAGAATGTCTACAGATGGTATCATTGGTGTTACTACAGGTTTTAAATCATTGGATGAGTTTACTGGTGGTTGGCAAGGTACAGACCTTGTAATCATTGGTGCAGCTTCATCTATGGGTAAAACCAGTCTTGCATTGAATCTTGCATACAACGCAGTTAAATACGCAGATAGTCCTGCACTTATATTTAGCTACGAAATGTCTGTAAATCAGCTTATAATGCGTCTTGTTGCATTAGAATCTGAAATACCTATACGTTGGATACAGAATGGTGAGCTTAAAGATGAAGATCTTAGACGAGTTCAACAGACTGCTAGCGAAATAATAGATCGAAAGATTTATATCGATGAATGTAAACAAACATCATTGAATTATCTAATATCTAAAACTAGACAATATGTACACAGTTGCGGTATTAAGCTTGTGTTTGTTGACTACTTACAGCTTGTCACAGCGAGTGTCGGATCAAAAGGAACCAGAGAACAAGAAGTCTCCAAGGTTGCCAGGGCGCTCAAAAACCTAGCTAAAGAACTAGATATAACAATAGTTGCTCTATCACAACTCAACCGTGGTGTTGGGTTTAGGGCAGAAAGCAAACCAACATTATCAGACCTGAGAGAATCAGGCGAGATAGAACAGGCTGCTGATATTGTTGCATTAGTTTACAGGCCAGAATACTATGGTATTAATCAAGATGAAAACGGAGAATCCACACAAGGCAAAGCACAGATAATCTTTGCTAAGGGCCGTAACATCGGTGTTGGTACTGTAACGCTAAACTTTGTTAGCGAACTAACTAAATTTAGAGAAAATTCTTTAGATTTTTAGGTATAATTTTAGTATTTTTATATGTGGCCAACAACACAAAACTAAGAAAAATCATTGCAGAAATTGCTTACGATTTGGGTATAGATAAAAAACTTGTTAAACGAATACTCGTTGCAGTATTTAAAGAAATAGGTTTTGCTATAATCCTGCGTGGGCGTCCTGTTATGTTCAGGAAATTTCTGAAAATCGTATTCGCGATACGTGCTGGTAAAAAAGCCCACGAAATGTTTAACAAATATGAAACACGAAAAAAATGACAAAATTAAAAACAGTTAACATCAAAGGTAAAGAATACGTTGAGGTTAACGAAAGACTAAAACACTTTAGAGAAAACTATGAAAACTGGTGTCTTACATCAGATGTTGTAGAACTTACAGACGACCGTTGTGTAATCAAAGCCACAATTTTTGA